TGATTGTCAGGCACAAAGCAAGGCTTTAGGCCGCCAAGGATACCATTACGGGCTATGGCAAATCACTGAGGAAGGTTGGCAGGCTGTAGAACAATTCAGGCTGGCAAGGGATGATGCATGAACCCCGCCGCTAACTACATCATCGGAAGCCTTCGCCCGTGGCGATACGGCTACATCCGCCGGGAATATACCCGGTCCCTGACCGATGGGCATGGGGAATACTATTTCGCCGCCATCCACGGCCTGCGTGTAATCGAGGGCGAAAGCCTGTGGCTTCAGTGCATGCTCATGGAACAGCACGCCGGAGCCGGGTTCCTGGCCCCCATCGAAGCTTTCTGCCATCGCATCCCCGACGAACCCCGCCAGCCCGGTCCTGTGGATATGACCTATATCCAGCCGTGGGATACGTTCTCAAGCAGCTTTGGCATCCATGAGCTTGAATTTCACCGGAACATGCGCGCCCTGATCCTTCCAGACAGACGGCCCGCAACGTATTGGTGCAGCTTGGACTTTGCGGAAAGCTCGCTGGCCGAGGATACGACACAGCACAAGCACCTGCACCTTTTCCTGATGCAGGACGGCAGCATCGGGGCATTTCCGAACAATCGCGTGTTGTGGGACGATCCGGCGTTTTGCCGACCGACTGAGGCCAAGCCGGACTTTACCAGCTTGTGGGGTGATTTCCGTGCAGAGGGCGTGCCATGAAGCTGGAAACCTGCAAACGTGGCCAGCACGTCAACCGCATCGAAATGCGCCACCACATCACCGAAACAAACCACAGGGTTACCGAGGAATACCATATTTGCCGGTTCTGCGACCACGAGAGACGCCACGCCGTCCGCAGGGTGGTCCACCAATTCGACGCCTTACGCGGCCAGCGTTGACCTAGAACGCAAATCACACGACACAAAGCAAAACAGGAGCTGACCTATGGACCGTATTGAACTCGCCCGCGCCTATGTGCACGCCCACGATGAACTCGCAGGCGAAAAGCATCAGGGCGACCTCGCTGCACTTCGCCAGATGGATGACGAACGCCTTGCCCTTGCCGTTCGCATCGAAGAGCGGGAAGCGGCTTACACCGCCGCACAGGCTGCGCTCTTCGCCCATGACGAGGAACACACGCTCAGTGCAGAACCTGAACCCACCCCGGAAAGCGTCCTTGATGCCGAAATCGAAACCGAAATCTTCGACGCCGTTGAGCCGTGACCAGCTTGAGGCCGAGTTGATCCGCATCGACAGGACACTGGCGTTAGACCGGAAGGACCTGGCAAGGATCAAGGGCCAGATTGACGAGTTGACTGATTACCGGCTAACGATAGAGGCGAAGCTGTCAAAGTTAAAATCCGGCAAGGGGACTAAGTGACCCTCAAAAAACGCATTGAAAAGCTGGAAGCCAAAGCCCCGCCGAAAGCGGAATGGCCAGCCGACAACATCGAGCGCCGCAAAGTCAGCGCGCTGATCCCATACGCCCGCAATGCCCGCACACACTCCGATGCACAAGTGGCACAGATCGCGGCCTCAATCCGCGAATGGGGCTGGACCAACCCGGTGCTGATTGACGCAGAGGGCGGACTGATCGCTGGGCATGGCCGTGTGCTGGCTGCGCGTAAGCTGGGCATTGAGGACGTGCCGTGCATGGTTGCGACCGGCTGGAGTGATGCGCAGAAGCGGGCTTATATCTTGGCGGATAACCAGCTTGCGTTGAATGGAGGATGGGACACTGAATTTTTGAAAGTTGAGTTAGGTGAACTTGCGGCAGAAAATTTCAACGTTGGACTTATTGGGTTTGACCCGGAATGGCTTGGCGATATTTTTGACGATACCAGTATCGAAGGGTTGTCCGAAAACTACACCCGCAAGATTGAGGCGCCAATTTATACTCCAAAAGGCGACAAGCCCGCTGAATCCGAACTTTACGACGGCGCAAAAGCTGCGCAATTGAAAGCCGAAATAACCGCCGCCGAACTGCCGGAAAAGGTTCGCGCTTTCCTCATGGCGGCGGCGGATCGTCATACGGTTTTTCGGTTCGACAGGATCGCGGAATATTATTGCCACGCCTCGCCGGCAGTTCAAAATTTGATGGAACGCTCAGCGCTAGTCGTGATTGACTTTGACAAGGCCGTTGAACTTGGTTTCGTTAAACTCGCCGCCGCGATGATGGCAAAGGCCGAAGAATCAAAGGCACGGAATTATGCGGCCTGACTTTGCGGTTTTTATCCTCACTTACAAAAGGCCGGACGGTCAAAGGACTTATCGCGCGCTAAGGTCTCACGGATATACCGGCAAGGTGTTCTTTGTCGTCGATGATAAAGACCCAACGCTCAACGAATACCGCAAGCAGTTTGGCGACGCGGTCGTCGTTTTTTCAAAGGAGCGTTACGCCGCCTTGTTTGACGAGGGCGACAACAGCCAAGACCGCCGCTCAGTTCTATACGCTCGGAACGCTTCTTTTGATCTAGCCCGCGAAGCCGGAGTTAGGTTCTTTGTTCAGCTCGATGATGACTATAACGGGTTTTACTACAGGTTTGACGGCGACGGGCATTATGGAAACTGGAAGCTTGACAGCCTTGATTGGCTCTTTTCCGAGGTTGCGGATTATCTTGCTGCAACCCCGTTTGCCTCGGTCGCTTTGTCCCAAGGAGGCGACCACATAGGCGGAGGAGCTCAGCAAGACGTGATTGGCTCGAAACGTAAAGCTATGAATAGTTTCTTTTGTGATACTGAAAAACCGTTTAGCTTTGTCGGTCGCCTCAACGATGACGTTAATACCGTGATTTCAAATCAACGGCGCGGGCGACCGTTCCTTACTTTTATGGGTGCCCAACTTAATCAGGCGCAAACCCAGCAGCAAAGCGGCGGCCTGACCGAGTTGTATCTGGATTCAGGCACGTATGTTAAAAGCTTTTATTCGGTTATGTTTGAGCCAAGTTGCGCTAAAGTTGGCCTATTAAAGGATACGCGAAACAATACAGACGGTCACGCGCGGATCCATCACGTAATTGATTGGGCCGGTTCCGCTCCGGCTATTATCTCGGAAAAGTGGAAAAAAAACCATGCCTGCTAAAGACCAGATCAAAGAAGTAAACTGGGAACAGCTTCGCACACTGGTCCGCATCCAATGCACCGCAGAGGAATGTGCGGCAATCCTGGACATGTCCGCCGACACGCTCGATACGCGCTTGAAAGAAGCGGGTTTCGGAGGATTTTCGGAGTTCTATAAAAGGTATAACCACGAAGGCCGCGCCAGTTTGCGCCGCGCCCAATGGAAGGCCGCTGTAGATCAGGGCAATCCGACCATGTTGATCTGGATGGGCAAGCAGATGCTGGGGCAGCGGGATAAGTTTGACGCGGCACTGACCGGCGCGGATGGCGGTGCAATAAAGATTGAGGCCGACATAAGTGCGGCGACAAAGCTAACACAGATGGTGAACCAGATTGCAGAGCGCAGCGGAGAAGCTGGCAAGCCTCCCGAAAGCTGATCGGGAAGCTATCATTGCCAGCCTGACAGAACAGGAATGCGAGGCCCTGCTGCACGATTGGCGGGGCTTCCATGCCCGTCCCGATCAATGCGCCCCTGATGGTGACTGGGACATCTGGATGATCCTTTCTGGCAGGGGATGGGGCAAAACCAGAACCGGCGCTGAGTGGATACGGGAGAAAGCCTTAGCCTCACCAATCCGCATAGCACTGGTAGGGGAAACCGCTGCCGATGCCCGTGACGTGATGGTGGAAGGTGAAAGCGGCATTCTCAGGTGTCACACCGAGGACGAGCGCCCGATCTATGAACCATCGAAGCGCCGCCTGACATGGCCGAACGGATCAACGGCGACACTGTTCAACGCTACGGAACCCGATCAGCTACGAGGCCCGCAGTTTTCGGCTGGGTGGTGTGACGAGCTAGCCAAGTGGCGCTATGCCCGTGAGACATGGGACCAGCTACAATTCGGCCTGCGTCTGGGCGATCATCCGCAAGTGCTTGTGACCACGACACCGAGGCCTATCGAGCTTGTGAAAGCCATCGTCGCAGGCAAGGAAGGCAAAGCGGTCATTACCCGTGGCCGCACGATGGACAACCGGAACAACCTGGCACAGACGTTCCTTGAGAAGATCGAGAACCGCTACGGCGGCACAAGGCTGGGCCGTCAGGAACTGAATGGCGAGATACTCGGCGACATCCCGAATGCCCTGTGGACACTGGCAAACATCGACACAGCCAGGATTAAGGAACACCCGGCAACGATGCGCCGTATCTATGTCGCTGTAGACCCCGCAATCAGCAACACAGAGCAGAGCGATGAGCATGGCATTATCGTCGTGGGCCAGTCCGCAGATGGCAAGGACGGCTATGTTCTGGAAGATGCAAGCCTGAAGGGAAGCCCGCTGGACTGGGCAAAGCGCGCCCTGAGTGTCCATGACCGCTGGCAAGCTGATGGCATCGCGGTTGAGGTAAACCAAGGCGGTGACATGGTAGCCCAGACCATCCGCAGCGTCAGGGCAGGGGTGAAGATCGTCGAGGTTCGTGCTACACGGGGCAAGCACGTAAGGGCTGAGCCTATCGCCGCGCTCTATGAACAGGGCCGTATCCACCACGTAGGCGCATTTATTGACCTTGAGACCCAGATGACGCAGATGACTACGTTCGGATTTGAAGGCGATGGATCACCGGACAGGGTGGACGCGCTGGTCTGGGGGCTTTCTGTGCTGTTTCCGTCAATGGTTCGTGAGGATAAGAGCCGGATCAAGGCCGTTCCCCCGGCTGTTGCGATGCCGATGGCGAGGCGCTGATGCAACCTCAACACGCAAAACACCGGGCTGAGACCAAACGGGGTGCTCAAAGCGGTAACCAGAAAGCGAAAGGCGCCTGAATGGCCAAGACCAAAGACGAAATCTGGGCGGGCGTCCATAACGAGGCGCTTCAGCGTTTCTACCAGATCGAAAGCACCTTGCGGGATGAGCGCCTGTGTTCCCTTGAGGATCGGCGTTTCTACAGCATTGCAGGCGCCCAGTGGGAAGGCTCGATGTTCCGCGACTGGGGCAACAAACCCCGGATTGAGGTGAACAAGGTTCACCGGGGCGTGATGCGGATCATTAACGAATACCGGAACAACCGTATCAGCGTTGAGTATATCCCGAAGGACGGCACCGAAGCCGACGAGTTATCTGAGACCTGCAACGGGCTTTACCGGGCCGATGAAATCGACAGCCATGCCGAAGAGGCGATGGACAACGCTTTTGAAGAAGCTGTGGGTGGTGGGTTCGGGGCGTGGAGACTTCGCACTGAGCTAGAGGATGAATACGCCGAGGATGAGGAAGAAGAGGACTATCAGCGGATCAGGTTCGAGCCGATCTTCGATGCTGACAGCACGGTGTTTTTCGACCTGAACAGCAAGCGCCAGGACAAGTCTGACGCCATGTTTGCGTTCGTCCTGACCGCAATGACCCCGGAAGCCTATGAGGCTGAATACAATGACGACCCGTCGACCTGGCCTAAATCGGTGCAGATGACGCAATTCGACTGGTCAACCGAGGACGCCATTTACGTTGCGGAATATTACGTAGTCGAGAAGCGGAAAGAGAAGATATTCGTTTACGCCGACGTTCTGGGCAACGAGGAGGAATACACCCGCGACGATCTGGAAGACGAGGAAACCGCGCTGATGATAGCTGCGACTGGCATGACGCTGGTTCGGGAGAAAAGCATCAAGCGCCGCAAGGTTCACAAATGGATACTCAGCGGCGGCGGTGTGCTGGAAGACAGCGGATACATCGCCGGATCGCATATCCCCATCGTGCCGGTTTATGGCAAGCGGTGGTTCGTGGATAACAAGGAGCGGTTCATGGGCGCCGTGCGTCTGGCCAAGGACAGCCAGCGCCTGAAGAACATGCAACTTAGCAAGCTGGCCGAAATCAGTGCCTATTCTGCTGCCCGCAAGCCCATCATGACCCCGGAGCAGATCGCTGGCCATGAGAACGTGTGGGGCAATGACAACGTTGAAAACTACAGATACCTGTTGCTGAACCCGGTCACCGATGGCCAAGGCAATGAGCAACCGATGGGGCCAATCGGGTATTCTGAACCGCCTGATATACCCCAGCCCCTCGCAGCATTGCTCCAGATCACCGAGCAGGACGTAGCTGACCTGATGGGGATGCAGGACGCTGCCGAGCAGATGACGCCTAATATCTCAGGGGTGGCCATTGAACTGATCCAGACCCGCGTTGACCAGAACAACTTCATTTACATGAGCAACATGGCCAAGGCCGTGAAGCGTTGCGGTGAAATCTGGCTGGGTATGGCGAGGGACGTCTACGTTGAACGTGGCCGGAAGATGAAAACCGTGGCCGAGAACAATGACATCGCCGGGATCGTGCTGAACACGCCGACCATCGACGAGGAAACCAGCGCCACGGTCTACGCGAATGACCTTGAGCGGGCTAAGTTTGACGTTGCGGTAACTGTCGGGCCATCTTCTGAAAGCAAGCGCGCCGGGACTGTTCGTTCACTGGTCGGAATGCTTCAGTTCGCGCAGAATGACCCGGAGATGTCTACCGTCCTCACCTCAATGGCGATGATGAACATGGAGGGGGAGGGCCTGAAAGATGTCCGCAAGTTCTTCCGCACGCGCCTCGTAAAGATGGGCGCGGTTGAGCCGAACGAGGAAGAAATGCAGGCGATGGAAGCCGAACTCCAGGCACAGGAACCGGATGCAAATGCCGCCCTGTTGCTGGCAGAGGCTGAGAAATCCAAGACGCAGGCTGCGCTCAACGTGGCCAAGGTTGCCAACACGGAAGCAGCTACGGCGAAGATCGTGGCTGATATTGACAGTCAGGGCAAATCGGACGCACTGAAGGTGCTCAGAGAATTACGGGAACCAGCGCCCGAACAACGCTGAGAGGGGTACCAATGACAGATAAGGCAGTGATTGAAGATCAGAACATCGAGGAACTGGACGTAGCGCCGGAAAACCTTGAGGCCGAAGACGGGACGAACGAGGGTGAGAACAAAGCCGCCCCGGACGACGCGGAAGAGGAAGAACTGATTGTCACAATCGGTGAGGAAGCGCCGCCTCAACAGGACGAGGACACCAAGGCCCCTGAATGGCTGCGGAACGTCCGAAAGCAGAACCGGGAACAAGCCAAGGAAATCCGCGTTCTCAAGCAGCAACTGGCACAGGTACAGCCGCGAGAACAAACGCCGCAGCTTGGACCGAAACCGACGCTGGAAAGCTGCGATTATGACGCGGATTTGTTTGAACGAAAGCTGGATGCATGGAAGGAACGCAAGATCGTTTCCGACCGGCAGGCAGCGGAAGCGAAAGACGCCGAGGCCAAGCGCCAGGAGTATTTCAATTCCAAGTTTGAGGCCTATTCGACACGGAAGGCTGAAGTCATTGGCAAGATCAAGGACTTCGCAGATGTTGAGGAGACGGTCTTAGATGCGCTGAATGATACCCAGCGCGGTGTAGTTCTGGCGCATGCAAAAGACCCGGCACTTTTGCTGTATGCTATTGGTAAAGACGAAAAGCGCCTGCAAGAGCTGGCGAAACTTTCGGACCCTGTCGAGTTTATTTTCGCGGTCGCGCGCATGGAGACGCAGATGAGAACCCAGTCAAGAAAACCCGCCTCCGGACCAGAAACGCGAATTACAGGCTCAGCCCCTTCGCCTGGCTCGGAAACCCAACTCAACAAGCTCCGCGAAGCCGCTGAAAAGACGGGCGACTACACGAAAGTGATCGCCTACAAGAACCAGCTAAAGAGCAAGCGGGGCACCTAAACAGGAAAAAAGTGAGTAAAATCAATGGCTAACAATTTCTCAAAAGAGGAAAGGGTTGCCTTCGAAAACATCCTCGAAGGCTTTCAGGACGCCCTCGTTCTGTCCCGTAACGTCGCTGTGTTCAATACCGATCAGTCGGTCATGGAACGCACCAACAACGTCATGTGGCGTCCCCAGCCTTACATAGCTACAAGCTATGCTGGTACGGATATGACCACCAATTTTGACGACTACACCCAGCTTGCAGTCCCTGCCACCATTGGCTTCCAACGGTCAGTCCCATTCGTGCTGACGGCGACTGAACTGCGTGATGCATTGCAGGAAGGCCGTCTTGGCGATGCTGCAAAGCAGAAGCTGGCCAGCGACATCAACGTCAGCGTGATGAACGTTGCAGCAAACCAGGGCACGCTTTTTGTGAAGCGTTCTGCGGCTGCTACGGGCTTTGACGACGTTGCCCAGTGCGAAGCGATCATGAACGAGCGCGGCGTCCAGATGGAAGACCGCTACCTCGCTCTGTCTACCCGTGACTATAACGGGATGGCGAACAACCTCCAGGGGTCTAGCCGTTCGTTCGGTAACAGCGTCTCGGATCAGGCCCTTCGTGCGGGCGCTGTTGGCCGGGTTGCGTCTTTCGAGACCTATAAGCTGGACTATGCTAACCGCAAAACGGCTGCGGCTGGCGGCGGCGCTATCACGATGAGCACGCTCGTCGCTGGTAACAACTACTGGGTTCCGAAGGCCACGGCAGTTGCTTCGACGGGTGAAACGTCGAACGTTGATAACCGTTACCAGACCATTACGGTCACCAGCACCACGAACGTGGCGGCAGGCGATGCGTTCACGATTGCGAACGTGAACTCTGTCCACCTGATCACCAAGCAGGACACCGGCCAGCCGATGACCTTCCGCGTGATTTCGGTTCCGGCTGGTGGCACCACGCTGGTCATCTCTCCGCCGATTATCTCGGCGCAGGGCGGTTCGGATGCTGAAATCCAGTATCAGAACTGTGTGGTCAACTCGGCTGCTTCTAACGCCGGTATCACGTTCCTGAACACGGTTACGAATTTCGTGAACCCGTTCTGGTTCAAGGACAGCATTGAAATCCTTCCGGGCCGTTATGCGGTTCCGAATGATGCCGGTGCTGCGGTGATGCGTGCATCGACCGACCAGGGCATCGAGCTTGTCATGCAGAAACAGTATGACATCAACACGATGCGGACCAAGTATCGCCTTGATACGCTCTATGGGGTTGTTAACAAACAGCCCATGATGAGCGGCGTCATCATGTTCAGCCAGACCTGATAGGAGACAAGACCATGAGCCTTTTTCTTTCGCCTGATGGCACTGTTTCCATCACCCTGACGGCTACCCAGAAGGTTGCAGTCTGGACGCAGGGCCTTGCCAACGTGTCCCGCACGTCGGCATTCCCGAACTACCCGAACGTGACGACCCTGCTTGGCACGGTTATCAACGGCCAGACGGTGTTCGGCACCTATACCGGCGGCGCAACGATCCTGATCGAAGCGGCTGGCGGTTTGCCGGTTCTGTATGAGATCGGGACCGACCCGGTTGTTCAGCAGTGGCGCACCAGCAACAGTGGCATTCAGGTCACGCCTATCGCCAAGACCGTGGCAGTCACCCTGACCGCTGCGGAACTGACGACCGGCCTGATCACCGGCACGCATGCTGCGGGTGCCACGGCGGCCTATACGCTGCCAACGGGCACGCTGCTGGATGCATCGACCTCGTTCCTCGTGGATGAGTATTTTGACTGGACGCTGATCAACCTCTCGGCTGCGGCTGCGGATACGATCACGGTTACAGCCGGAGCTGATCACACGGTGCAGGGTGCGATGGTTGTGGCGTCGGCGCACTCCACAACGGGTGCGGTTTACGGCAACGCGGGCCGGTTCCGGACCCGCAAGACGGCGGCGAACACGTTCGTCACCTACCGTCTCGCCTGATAAGATGGGGCGGTGTAACAGCCGCCCCATTTACCTTGGAGGGACCAATGGCAACGAAAAGCACGCCAGCCAAAGGCAAAGCAAAGGTTAAGACCACGGCTGATGGCCGGAAGGTGAGTTATGGGCAGGCAGGTTTCGCCAAGGATGGCGGCCCGCGTGTTAAGCCTGGCACATCGAAGGGCGATGCTTATTGCGCGCGTTCTGCTGGCCAGATGAAAGATTTCCCGAAGGCAGCTAAAGACCCGAACAGCCCCTTGCGTCTGAGCCGCGAGCGGTGGAAGTGTGAAGGCACAAAGAGCAGGAAGAAGTGATGGCAAAGAAGC